GTAAATAGTCGTTTTAATGCCATTTATACATTGTTAGCTTCAATGACCTGTATACAGGTTGTTATTATGTTTTTTTGGTTGTAATGACTTGTATGTAGGTTATTGCAGCTAACGCTACAACTAAACACAGTTATTAACGAATAAAAGAGATGAAGATGAAGATTAAAGAAGAGGATAAAGACCTTAATTATTGGAAAGAAAACTGTAAAGATGATTATTTACACACTCCAATTAGTGTACTAAGGTATATTACAGAACTTGAAAAAGCCGTTAATAATGGTGGTTTAGATGATGTTAGTAACTGCGAGCATCATTACATGAGAGCTATTAATGCTACAAATAAAGATAATTACTGTATAAAATGCGGTAAAAAGTATTAGTAGTTGTTACTAATACCTCTATAATTAAGCCTTGAGGCGGCTTCGACCATAGGGAGTTGCAATTATAGTTTGTTAAATTTTGTGAAACCATTAAAAAGATATAACTTGTGTTTGGAAAAATAATTAATAAGGAGAAATTCGAAGAGGAGCATCGTCAGAGGATTATCCATAGTAAAGGAAGAATTAGATTAGCATACTTAGATCGTTATGAGCAATATGCTTACGAAAACAGTTTAAAGGTGTGTAGAGAATGTTATAAGCTTTATGAGAAAAATTGTACCAAGTGTAGCGAAGGAGTTAAATAAGAATTTCCCAGAGATTAATTTGGAAGACTTGAGGTCTGATGAGGAGTTGTTTTATTTGTGTTGGCTATCGGAGTTGTGTAATGCGGGTTATGTGGATAATGCTTGGTATGAGTCTAAGACTTTCGAGTTGAATGAGCCTTATGAAAAGTTGTATGAGGTAGAGTTAAAAACGGGAACAAGAAAGAAGAAAGAAAAATTAATAAACGGAACTAAATACACTCCTGATTTCAAGGTTGAATGGACTTTGAAGGCAGTGGGTGTATTTTATTTGGATTACGTCACTCCTGTTAAGGTGATGAAGAGAAGTAAGGCTTTGTATCATTTGGGTGAGAACTTGGTTAGTCATGTAGAGATTAAGCCAGACCATAATCAGAACAATATGACTAGTTATGCTAGGGTAAAGATTAATTGGTTATTTCAGACTCAGAAGGTTTATGTTAATATGGTTAAAGTGCCTACTTTGTTTAAGGACACGTTTTTCCCGTTGGAGTTCACTTTAACGGAGAAGCGTAGGGACGTTAGAGAGTTTAAGTTTGCAACAAAAAACATTACAGAATATTTGGGGGTTTAATTTGGTTATTTGGTTATATTAGTCATTTCATGACTCGTATATTTAAAGGGAGCTTTTATTAGGCTCTCTTTTTTTTGTTTTAAACTTTGATCAACCTCACATCTAGTTCGTCTTCTCTAACGCTTGACCTCACATCTAGTTCGTCTTCTCTAACGCTTGACCTCACACATTTACGATAAAAAATAATTGTTATATATTTACGGTATGGACAGAGATGTGTTAGATAACGTATATCAGGTAACGGTTTTAAATAAGACTTTGGGAGATACTCCTGGTTTTGTTTGGACTGTTGGAAAGATATACTACATCAAGAAGATTCCTTTCAAATGCTCAAGGATAATTCATGATGACACAGCTTTTCATTTTAATGGACAAAGCAGATGGATAGTATGTATGCAGCCAGTATCAGGAGAGAAGCCAAACTTCAAACCTTATGGTGAAGAGTTCAAGCATGTATATTATGAGAATGCGAGTCTAGAGGTTAAATTAGGAATACCAAAAAACTTATAAATATTAAAAAATGGCAGCAGTAGATTTATTATTAGTAGACGGAAGCACAGTGACTGTGGATAACAGCCAAGTGACTTACGTACAGGGAGAGGATAACGCAGTAGAAGTTATTATCCCAACAATGGGTGAGAACCCAATCGTGTTAACAGTTGACGACGCGCTTGCGGACGTGGTAACAGCGTTAGGAAGAATCGTAGATATTGATGTATCTTATGGATCTAAATATGTTAATGCGGATAAGATTATGACAATCTTCGAAGTAACAGGAGGAACTTCTAAAGTAACTTACAATTCAGACTTCGGTGCATACAATGATGTTTTTGCTTCTACGGAATCAAGATCAAGTATCAAAACGAAGATTGACGCACTATAAAAAGCTCATTTGTTTTTCATTCTTTCATAATTGGTTTAATTTTCAGGAAACCCTCTCAACATCGTTGTGGGGGTTTTTTCTTATATTGGAGTAGAATTAAATTCAAATTAAAATGAAATTAGAAGATATTAAGGACATTAAGGTACGTAAGTATGTTAAGGGTCTTCAGTCTAAATTAGAGGAGTTCGACGCTCGATCAGTAAAGGTAGATTCTTACCTAGCGTTAAAAAACTTCATCTCTCAGGGTAATAAATTGTTAGCGGGATACAAAGTGTCAGACTCAGCAGATGAGCTTTCAGACAAAGAGGATAAGGCATTGGAGAGGGGGTTGAAGTTCTCAGAAAAGTTAGAGTCACAGCAGGCTTTGTTGGATAAGATGTTTAATGAGATTGGTGAGCTTCTAACGGATAAAGGAGAAAGAAAAGCAGGTTCAGCATACGAGAAAGCTTTTAAAAATATAAAAGGTGGGTAAACTTTCGCAAAGGGCAATGAAGCCAGCTCAATTCGAGCGTACAAGGGATATTAAATTAAACGGAGTGACTGAATATGCTATCACACTTCCGAAACCTCCTGCATATCATAAGATAGCTAATTGGGATAGAGATATAAAAGACCAAAGATGGGAAGTTCCTAGTTGGATATTGTCTCAGAGAGATTTTGAGTCTTTAGATGATGATGACCAAGTAGATTACTTAACTCAGATATTAAATTGTAGGATTAATGGTTATTGGTTTTATAATCATGGAAATATTGAGTATTTAACTGGTGATCACTTCTTTTATTTAGCGTTTTGGAGGATTGATGGTATTGTCCCTTATTGGAAAGATTCAGACTCTACATTCTTTTATATCGAGCAGCATTGTCAGTTATTGGAGGTTTGTTTAGGTTGGATGCAGATTACTAATCGTAGAGATGGTAAAACAGGTAAGGCTACTTCTATTATTTACAATAGGATTACGTTAAACAGTGATGCTTTTGGAGGAATCCAGAGTAAGACTAATCCTGATGCGAAGATGATATTTAAAAAGTTGGTAAGGTCTTGGCAGAAGTTGCCTGATTATTTAAGACCTACGGATTCAGGAGATAGTAACCCGAACCAAGAGTTGAAATTTGAAGAACCTTCAAAGCGTAGTTCTAAAGGTGGAAAAAAAGTCTATAAGGAGGTATTAAACTCTGTTATCAATTACAAACCTTCTGTTGCTGAGGCATATGATGGTTCTAAGTTAAAGTATTACTATGATGATGAGTATGGTAAGACAACAGAGGTAGATGTAAATGAAAGATGGCAGATTGTAAAAGAGTGTTTAGTTCAAGGGCGAAATGTTGTTGGTAAATCTCTTCATACGACTACTGCTGAGGAGATGGAGGATAAAGGAGGAGCTGCTGCTAAGGATATGTGGGACGATTCAGATATTATCGAAGCTAGGAAGCAGGATAGGGATTTTACAGTTTCTGGCTTGTTAAGATGGTTTAAACCCGCCACTTTAGGGCTTGAAGGTTTTATTGACAGTTATGGGTATAGTATTGTAGAAGACCCGAAGAAGCCTGTGTTAGGTATTGATGGTAAGAAGATAGAGATTGGAAGTTCTACATATATCGAAAGAAGAAGAAAAGGTTTACAGGGTTCTAAGTTGGCAGGAGAGAAGCGAAAGTATCCACTAACTATAGATGAAGCGTTTATTGAGGAGGGTAAGTTAAGTCCTTTTGATATTATAAAGTTGAATGAGCAGTTGTCTCATAATGGCACACTTCAGGAACAGCCAATAACAGGAAACTTTGTATGGGTAGATAAAGAGGAGATGATAGTAGGTTGGCAGCCAAGTGAAACAGGACGTTGGAAAGTTAAATGGTTGCCTCCTGTAGAGAAGAGAAATATAAAGATACAAACCCCAAGGGGAAAAAAGCCAGGTAACTTTTTAGACATAGTGTCAGGTTGTGATCCATTTGACCATAAGGTGACTACGGATAATAAGAAGTCTAATGGAGCTAGTTATGTTTATAGAAAGTTAGATCCGTTTGATCAAGAGTTGAGTGAGACTTTTGTTTGTGAGTATGTAAATAGACCAGCGACTCCTGATATGTTTTATGAGGATATGGTTAAGCAGTGCATTTTTTATGGTTGTGAGTTATTGTGTGAGAATAACAAGATTGGTTTAATTAATTGGTTTGATAATAATGGATATTCTGGATACTTAATGGATAGACCTGACTTCACTCATACAGAGTATAGTAAGAAGCGTCAGACAGAAAAGGGTATACCTATGAGTGGTGAAGCTATTAGGTCAAGAGCTATTGAAATAACTGAAGGATATGTTTATGCTAACACTGGTTATGATTATGAGAATGATAAATTTGGAAAGGTTTATTTTAATGAGTTGATCAAATGTTGGATTAAGTTCAATCCTCAGAAGTGGACGGATTATGATGAATTTGTTGGGGCTGTTTTGTGTTTGTTCGCTAAGGAGAGATATACAAGAAAAAAGACTCAATCTAAAGGAAGGGAAGTTGGAAGGTTTGTAAAATCATATAAAAGAGGTAGACGATTGTAGATAGTTAAAATAATTACTTACATTTGTTAGTATAAATAATTTTTCGTAAGAGAATGGCAACAGATACAAATAAGATCCCTAATTTTCCTGACTCATCACTTTCTGCTGAAGAAAAAGGAAAGAAGAGCTATGGTTTAAAAGAGGCGAAAGCTATCTATGGAAAGTATAGAAGTTCTGAATACTCTGTGTATAATAGAATTTCTAGATATGTAGAAAACCGTAAAGCTGCTGAGGGACTTTCTAGTATTGACAAGTTTAAAGATTTGATGGATTTGAATGGGGATACGTCTTATTTAAATCTTGATTGGCAGTCTGTATCTGTCATTCCTAAATTTGTAAACCTTGTTGTTGGTGAAATGATCAACCAAGAGTTTAAGGTTAAGGCTATTGCTATGGATGAGGGGTCTATGGCTAAGTTTGAGGAAGAGAAGAATAAGATTTATGCTAATATGTTAATGGCTGAGTTCTCTAGTAAGTTGGAACAAGAGACAGGGTTTCCGTTAGTAGATAAATCTATGCCTATTCCTAAAGACATTGAAGAGGCTGATGTATTGATTGAGACAACGTTGAAACAGGCTATAGAGATAGCTATGGAGACTTGTATAGATTTTGTATTGAATGCTAATAACTTCGAAAAAGAAATCAAGGAAAGGGTTATTAAGGATTTAATTGTGTTAAAGATTGGAGCTACTAGGACTTATTTTGATGATAATAATGATATCAAGGCTAGGTATGTAGATCCTGCTAACTTAATATTACCGTATTCAAAAGATCCATATTTCAGAGACACTGCTTACACAGGGGAGATAGTAAAAATGAGTTTTCATGATTTTGTTGCTTTAGTAGGTGATGAGATGACTGATGAGCAGTATTATGATATTGCTAAAAAAGTTGGGAAGCAGAATATATCAAACCAAGGATTGAAGCAAGAAAACGGAAGGTATTACAATTCTCCTTATTATGGTAGGTATAGGACAGATGATTTCTATATAGAGGTGGTAGATTTTGAATTTAGATCTACTAATCATGAAATGACTTATGAGAAGAAGTATATTAATAAAAACAACTATTTCTTAAATAAGAAGCGTACAGGTTATCAACCTAAGAAGTATTCAAAAAAGAAAAGAGAAGTAGTATCAAAGAAGGTTGAGGTTTTCTATGAAGGTATGTGGGTTATTGGTTCAGAATACATCTACAAGTATGGTCTTCAAGAAAACATGAATAGACCTAAAGTGAATGGTGCTTATTGTTCAGAAGTGAAGAGTAGGTATAATGTTATTGCTCCTGGTATTTATGACATGGAGAATAAGTCTATGGTTGAGCAGATGTTACCATTTGATGACCAGATGACTTTATCTTATTTAAAACTTCAGCAAATGATGATGAAAGCTAGACCTTCAGGTTTGGCTGTTGATGCGTCTTCATTAGAGCAAGTTTTAAAAGGAAGAGGGGAGAATTTCCTAGACCCAACTGAGATTGTTGAAATATTTGATCAGACGGGTAATTTATATTACAGAAGTGAAGATGCTGAGTTCGGTGGTGTAGTGAATCAGAAGCCAGTGCAAGAGATGGCTAACGGACTAAGTGGAAGCGCATTGTATTTTGTTGAGGTTTGGAATCATAACTTAAATATGATCAGAACCATAACGGGGTTGAATGAAGCTAGGGATGGCTCAACTCCTTCTTCTAAAGCACTAGTAGGTGTTCAGAAAATGGCTGTTAACATGAGTAGGAACTCTACAAGGTCATTAAATGAGGCTTACTTATATCTATATAAAAACTTAGCTGATAATATATCTATGATGGTTCAGAACAAGGCTATTGCCGATGGACTAAGAGGTTATGAATTAGCATTAGGTAAGGAAGTTGTAGATGTAGTTAATATTGTTAAGGATTTAACTCTAGCAGAGTTAGGAATTGAAATTGAGATTCTTCCTAATGCGGATGAGTTAGAGGAATTGAATATGTTAATTGAAAAAGCTCTTACTGCTCAATCAATAGAGTTAGAGGATGCGATGGAGATTAAAGATGTTGCTAGAGTAAATATAAAGAAGGCGACACACTTATTAAAAAAGAGACGTAAGGAAAAACAAGAAGCAGATATGGCTAAAGCGGCTTCAGCTTCTCAACAAAACGCTCAAGCTCAAATCCAGTCGCAGCAAGCAGCATCTCAAGCAGAGGCTCAGTTAGAAGCTCAGAAGCATCAGTATAAAATGGAAGCGACTCAGCAAGAGTACCAATTAAAAATGCAGTTAGAGCAGGTTAAGGCTCAATTTAATGGTATGGCAAATGCAGAGGTGGCGATGATTAATAACAAGGAAAAACTTAAGCAGATAGACGCTGCTAAAGAGAGTAATCTAGACGATACTTCAATTGGTAATTCAGTTAGAGAGCCTCAAGTATTTAGAGGTGTGGGAGATAGCGAAAACCTAGATTAAAATATTTATTATATATTAGTCTCGAATAAATTAAAACTCATATGAAAATAGAAGACTTCATTAAAGCCCAAGGTGGCGAAGTAGTAGCAAGTGGTGAAACTAACCGAGAAGAGTTAGCTAGTCAAGAAGTAGAACAAGCACCAGAGGTTCAAGAAGAACCAGAGGTAATAGATAAAGGGGATGATCAGCCAGTGGTTGAAACTCCAGAAGTTGAGGAGAAACCAGAAGGTGACACAATTAGCTTCGAAGACCAATTTAAGCAGGACTACGGTTCTAAAGAAGATTTGGACAATGAGTTGCGTTCTTTGAGAGAAAAAGCAAATGCTGAAAGATTAGAAGATAAATTCGAATCAGAGAGTATAGACAGATTGCATAAAGTTCTGGATTCAGGATTTTCTTGGGATAAAATTAAGGAGATTGCTGAAATCAAGACGCTAGATGTTGAGAATATGGATGGTCGTCAGGCATTATCTAAGATGTTAGAGATGAAGGATGGATTATCCAAGCGTGAAGTAAACGCAAAACTTTATGAGTTTGATCAGTTGCAGAAAGCAGACACTGATTTAATGGATGAAGGAGAAAAGATTCAACATGAAGCAGCTTTAGCGCAGTACGAAAGATTGCAAAATGAAAGTAAAGATTTTTTAACTTCTGTTAAGTCAGATGAAAAGTATTCCTTACCAGAGTTAAAGTCAGCTCCTGATCAAGCAGAACTAATAGAGAAGCAAAATAAAGAATTTGAAGATTTGAAGAATATGTATGAGTCTTCTGTGGATAGTTCGTTAAAAGATTTCAATTCAATAAACATTACACTCGGAGAGGACAATGATTTTACTTTTGAATTAAACGACGAACAAAAACAGCAGGTTCAACAGCAAATGTATGGTATCAATGATTACTATAATAATTTCGCCAGTGCTGACGGAATAGATTATACAAAGATGCAGGAAACAATTGCTAAAGGATTATTCTTTGATCAGATGATGAAGTCCGCTGTTGAGAGTAATATTAACAAAGGAAAAGTAGAAGCTGTTAAGGACATCAACAATGTAGTTGATAAGTCTAAGAAAAACCAAGCTCCTGCATCCGACCAAAGCCCAACTCGACAGATTATAGACGGATTTTTAAAAGGGCAAGGATTAAAATAAATTTAAAAAACTTTAAGATATGGCATTAGATTATCAAGGAGGGAGTTTCGTAAGAAGAGGAGATTATAACTACGTAACTACAATGGACTTACACAAACCAGAGTACGACTCAGAGTTGACTGCTGCGTTTGGAAATCAGATGTTAACAGGAATGTTACAGATGATCGGGGCTGAAAAATCAGTTTCTGCTTTAGAGTATAACCACTTTGAAGAGGAAAGAATTTACCCAAAAATTAAAGCTACTTCTGCTGGTGCAGCTGCTGGTTCTCAAGCATCTTTTACTATTGATGCTGCTGGTACTTTATCTATCCCAGAAAATGCTTCACCTTATGGAGGTACTGTTTCTTCGAACATTACTGTTCCTAGAATTGGAGAATTAATTTTAATTAAGCCTAGTTCAGGTACGGTTTCTGCTGATAACTACATCAGGGCTATCGTAGATGGTGTTACTCCAGGTTCTCCTTCATCTTTCACGGCTACTCCATTAGATTCTGCTGCTTCTGTTCCAGCTATTGTTTCTGCTTCAGAGATTGTTATTTATGGTAACGCTCATGGAGAAGGTTCAGGTCAGCCTGCTGCTAGACAGACAAGGGTTAAAAAAGAGACTAACAACTTACAGACTTTCAAAGGAACTTACGAAGTAACTTCTACTGAAAGAGATATGCTTTCTTGGATTGATTTCAAAGGTAAGGATGGTAAGATGGGTAAAATGTACTACTTAAAAGGCGAAGCTGATGAGTACAAGAACTTCATGTCTCAAAAAGAGCTTAACCTTTTATTAGGAGAAAAGTTGAATAACGATGCTGTTTCTGATGCTTATGCAAATGCAGGGACTCCAATCGCTTTAACTGAAGGTTTAATTCCTTCTATCTTATCAAAGGGTAACATCTCAGCTTACACTGTTGGTACAGGATGGGATAAGCAAGATGCTGAAGAGTTAGTTAAGACTTTAGATAAGCAGAAAGGTTCTAAGAATAACTTATTAGCTGCTGGTATTGGTCTTTCTTTACAGATTGATTCTACTTTAGCTGATTACAAGTCTGCTGGTTCTATTACTTATGGTAACTACACTTTCGACCAAGATGCTGCTGTAAACTTCCAGTTTGACAAGTTCAAAGTTGGAGAATACACTTTCTCTAAGAAGACTTTTGAAACTTTCAATGATCTTCAGTCTTTAGGTGCAGACGGATACGGTTTCACTAATGAAGCAATGGTTATCCCAATGGATCAGACAAGAGATGCAGGAAGTGGTGAGAAGACTAACTTCTTAAGATTACGTTACTTAGCAAATCCTGAAACTGGGGAAAGAAACCAGAGATCAGAAATCATTGATAACTTCGCTATCACAGGTGAGGATACTTACAAAGTATTCTACAAAGACAACTGTGGTTTAGAGACGTTTGCAATGAATAAGTTTGCTTACATCAAACAAGGATAATCCATAAGGATTGTTAAAATATGGGGAGGGGAAACCCTCCCTTTTTTAAATTCAAATTAAAATATAAAATGTCAGAAAAAAGAGTAAAAGCTCCAAAGAGAGTTGCGGACAAAGGAATGAAGTCAGTAGTTTATACATTGGCTAAATCAAAAAACGGTAAATATCCACCTTCTTATAAGATTCCTTCTCAGGATGAAGTTTATCTAGAATGGGAAGATAAAGACGGTGTAGAGCAAAAAGGTCTTAGATCTATTAGATATTGCTTAGGGGAGAAATCAATCTTCGTAGATGAGCAATCAGATAACGCTAAAAAGGGCGTGTTAATGTTTAACGATGGTGTCTTAGTGGCAGCAGCAGTTGAAACTTCAAAACAGAAATTTCTAGAGTATACCAATGCTAATATTGCAAATCATGAGCAAGGTTCAGCCACTCCTGGTAAATCAGCAATTTTTAGATCTAACTCTAATAATTATAAATTAAATATAAAATTACAGAAGCAGGAGCAAATCCTTAAACTATCTCAGATGGTTAACGATATGTCAGAAGACCAAATTGAAGGTTTAGCTGTTTCGATGGGTGTATTCTTTGATTCAACAGATGAGGAGTCTACATTAAGAAGCGTACAGGAGGCTAAGTCTAGGTTCTTTGATATGATTAACTATGACCCAAGTAGATTCGAGGCTGAGTTAAAAGACGAAACTAGAAAGTACAAAGAGGTTATTGGTTTAGCTTTGATTAAGAATATCTTATCGTATGAGAAAGCGGAAAGAAGCTTCTATAATAACATCGGTGGTAAAACTAGAATATTAGATGTCCCTAGTTATGCAGATCCAGAAGAGTACTTTGTTAAGTTAGCTTTGACTAAATCAGAAATCAAAGAGGTTTATGAAGAGGTTGTAAAAGCTTTAAACGATAACAAGAAGCCAGCAAAGGAAAAGTTCGAAGGAACAAAAGAGTATAAATTACTTAAGAAAGCAATCAAGCTTAAAGTTTGTAAGAATGCTTTCGGTAGTATTTCAGCTAACAATATTGGAATGCTAGGAGATAGAGGTACTGGTATTAAAGGTGCTACTAAGCATTTAGAATACAATCCAGAAGTTTATACTGAAGTAGAAAAAATGGTTCTAGCAGCGGAAGCAGCTTTAGAAGAAGAGAGCAAGTAGGTTACTTAGGCTAGCTTAGGTTAAAGGAGAGGTTTAAAAGCCTCTCTTTTTTTTTGTGTATATTTATCGGTGAATAACGTTATTATACTAAAAAATGTCTTTAACCACAACAAACTTTAACATAGCATTTTCATTGGCTTCAGACCCGATGGAATTTAAGTTTACTGATACTACAGACTATGCGTCTCAATCGGTAGCTTTAGCAGATATTAATGGTAAGATTAAGGTTACAGCTCCAAGCGGAGTAGTTTATGATGGAACATTAGATATAGATGGTTCGGTTTCTCGAATCAATACTACAACTATTTTGGTTCCATTATTATCATCTGGAACTCCCGAAATAGGGTTGTATACATTTGATTATGAAGCTACTGACGGTGTGGACACTGTAACAGCTAGAAAAACTTTTAGCTATTCTTATTCTAAACCATCAGCGACTAGTCAAGCTACAGTAGATTGCTTATCTCCTGAGTTAACAGGGTCGGATACAACTAATTACTTAGTTAACGCTATTACTCCTGTCGATAGGCTGAGTATTGTAGGTGTTGATACTGGTAATAATACTATTAGTGTAGCAGGGGAAAAGGTTGCGTTTGTTGTTCAGGGTGACACATTTAGTGTAATCAACTCATCAGGTAACGATGGAGACTATACAGTAACAGGAGTAGAATATGATCAAGTAACAGATACTACAGTAATTACAGTATCAAGTATTACAGATGCTACAGTAGATGGAATAGTAGTAACTAGAAAGACTACATTATTCTTTCCTTCGGTTCTTCAGCTACCTCCGTTAGTGGGTTATGAAGCAAATCTAAGTACTAACTCTTTCTACTCTCAGACTCATGAGTTTTTATTTAATACTAAAGCGTATTACCAATACACTAACGGTATTAGTATTGTAGATTCATTCTCAAGCTCAGATGAGATAGATGTAGATTGTGATGTTAGGCTTTGTGATATATTTTGTTGTATTAATGCTACTTTCAATGAGTACCTTAAATACAAAGATGCAAACAATACTCGTTTAGCTTCTATAGAGTTAGAAAGATATATTCTTGCAACATCTCATTTAGCAGCATTAAGAACTGCATTTGAATGTGGAGACTCAACAGCGGTAGATAACTTGGTTACTCAAATTAAGAAGGTAGCTCAGTGTAATAGTGATTGTTCTTGTTCAGATGGATCTCCTGCTCCTATTACAGGTTTAGGTGGTGGATCTACAACAGTTGTTCAATCTTCAGGTAACGGAATAAATGTATCTAGTAATTCGTCAGGTAATACGACAACTTACACTTTAAGTTTAAGTCAGTCTATTTTAGATGATATCGCATCAGCAACAGCAACAAGCTCAGTAATATCAAGTGATAATAGTTTAGTTGTAAACTCAAGCACATCAGGGGGTAATACAGAGTACGATGTTACTTTACCTCCTAGTACACCTATAGTAGAACCTAAAGAGTTAATGGCTTTTAATGTTGATATAACAGATATTAGCACAGGATCTCCTGTTTTCACTGTAAGCGATGTTGTTATTCAGAACGAAAGTAACTTCCAATCGGCTGTTACAATGTCAGATCCAGATGTAGGTGCTCCGAGTTATTATTACCAGAGGTTAGAAGTTAATAATTTTCAAGTATCTCCAGATAGTACTTATAAGGTTTTTATAGAGTCTACTTATTCAGAAGACGCTTCTTTTTCTAATATAAACAGTAATAATCCTGACGGTTTGTTTTCTAGGTATTTAACACCTTCTGTAGTTCAGAAAGATTCTGGATCGTTTTATATAGTATTATTAGCGATAGACTTTTACCCTATTCAAAGATATATGTTATCTAGATATAGCAACATTAAATTAAATATTAAAATAGTAGAATAATGTCAGTAAAAACAGAGTTAGCAAAATATGGTTCAGGTGTAGGTTATATTTATCTTACTGACGTAAACGATGTTATAACAGCGCAAAGAGTAAATAATAAAGAAGGTAGAGAAGACTTGGAGAGATTAATGTTGATCTCTTCTTCTTTAAGTTCGAATATATCGGCAACTTCTAATATTTCAGTTACATCGGCAGGTGGTGACATCACTAACTTATCTTATGATGGGGTTTCAGTGTTTGATGTTGCTTCTCCAGTTACAGGGGCAACAGTAGAGGATTTAGCTACGAATTTAGCAACTGCTATAAATTCTCATGTTAGTATCCCAGAATATACAGCAGTTTCATCAGGAAGTGTTGTTACTGTTTATTTATCAGCGGACGAAGGTAGTTCTTTAAATGGAACAGTGAGTGCGTTTTCTACAACGGGATCAGCTACACTAACAGCGACAAATCTAGATGGGGGTTCTTATCCTTCTCAAGATATAGATTCTCAGGTTGGTTATAAGATGTATTTAAACGCATCTGAATCAGCAGTCGTAGATTCACTAGTAGGAGCGACAGATGTTACTTCAGGAGTTCTTAGAAAATCATCAGCTTCACCTTATTCGGTTAGAGATGTTGAAGTTTCTTCTGGAAGCGTATCAATAGATAGAGATGGTGCTGTAACGGTTGTTAATGTTCAAACGGAAGGTTCTGTAGCAGCGGATGATTTGACTTCGATAGATGCAGGTATTTTTTCTGATGGTGACACAATTACCCTAAGAGCAAAAGAAGCATCTAAGGTAACAACAATAAAAGAAGGAGGTAATATAGAATTATCTAATAATGCAGACTTCATAACAGGAACAAAAGATTTTGCTATTATACTTCAGTATAGTACAGCAGATAATAAATGGTATGAGATTAATAGAAGTCCAGGTAATGATTTAGATGTATCTAGTTTGAGATCATCGGGTATTGCTGTTCCAGCTCAAGGGGTAACTACAGAAGTAATAAATCTATCAGGTTCTACTACAACTTTAACACCAGGTGTAGAGAAGGGGTATTATAATCTAACAGGAACAGGTTCTTTAACAGGTTCGGTTTCTTATAACTTTGCGCCAGGCTTAGTAGATGGTGACACATTTACTGTAGACTATAATGGATTAATAACAATAGGAGCTTTTGGTATATTCATAGGGGGTGTGTTATTAACTCAAAGACAATCATCAGAAGGTAATGTTGTTGTAAAAGGAGTATGGGATTCAAGTAACGCTATTTGGGTTGTGTCTGTTCTTAGAGATACTCAAAGCGCAGATTTAGCAGATGATAATCAGTTAGGTGCTAAAGAAGATAATTTAGGTTTGCCTGCTTTAAATGGTCAGGTTTTATCTTCAACAACAGCAGGTGTTAGAACATGGATTTCTAATTCAACAGATATAGCTTTAGATGGTAATGCTACAACAAGCAGCAGTACAGCCTCAGTAGAGACAACGTTAAGGACTGTTACAATTCCAGCAGCAACTTTAAGTACTAATGGTAGTGCTATTATATTAAAGTTCTCAGGTCAGTTCGGGGCGAATGTAGATTCTAAAACTTTTAAAGGAAAATTTAATGGAACAGATGTTATTCAGAATTTGATTAACACAACACCAAACGGAGCAGACTTTGTAGGAGAGATAATGGTATCAAGATCTGCTAGTGTAGTTGTTAAGGTTAGTTCAAGTTTAATTATAAATGGAAATACAATAGAGTCTAACTTTATTCAGGTAGGTTCTGTAAACTTAGATACAACATCTTACGACATAACTTTAACAGGTATTGGGGCTTTGGCTTCAGATGTGAATATTTATAGCTCTATAGCTACTAAAATTATAGTTTAATGGATATTAATAAGGTTTATACATTTCTTCAATTCCTGGCTGACAAGGATCAGTCGGGAAATATTACGCCTAAAGAGTTTAATCTTTCTATGCCGAGAGCTTATACTGAGTGTATAATGAAGCGTTCTAATAACACAAATGATAAATCACAAAATAAACAAGGTTGGCAGAAGAATCAAAAGATTACAGACGATTTAAGGTTTTTATTAGTTAGGAATAATGTTTCTACTATTGGCGCAGATGGTAAACTTTTTTTACCTAAGAATTATTTACACTTATCGAGCTTGGTGTATAATTACAAGTTTGAAGAGGATGGAAACACGGTTGTTATTCCTAATGATATTGATATCGTGGATGATAACGAGATAGCAGAGTTTAGAGGGTCTAGTATTTACAGTAAAAGAATTAAAGCTAAAAAATATGTTATTGCTGCTTTTTATAGCGATCATATTCAGATTTATCCTGAAAATATTGGGGTGGTTGATTTTACGTATTTAAGGAAACCAATAGAGCCATTTTGGGCTTTTACTCTAGAAAATGGAAGACCAGTATATGATCCTGTTAACTCGATTGATTTAGAAGCTCCTGAAGAGCTTGCTAATGAAATTGTAATGATGTGTGCTTCTTACTTGGGAATCAACCTTAGAGAGCCTCAATTGATACAATACGCAGAAACAATGAAACAACAAGGAGTGTAACACGCTTAGTATATGAAAAGAGATACTAGATACATAATAGCTGAACAAGCTCAAAGAATTATACAAGGGGGAACTCCTACACCTGACACAGAGGTTAGAAAGGATGAACTTGTAATATATGTAGATCAGGCTTTTGGCCGTATGGTAAAGGAAAGTTTTTACCAAAACAAGCAAGAGGGTGTTAGTTGGTTAGATGGGGGATTTGTTTACTCTTTCTTTGCAGAGGTTAAGAAAGATAAAATGAGAGGAATGCCTTATGCTAAAATTCCATCTACTTATGTTAATCTACCTTTAGGTATGGGTATTCACGATGTTACCCCTTCAGGATCACCAATGGATTCTTTTGTTCCTACTAACCCAAACTTTTTAAGTTTATCAAGAGGTTTAGCAGTGGGTAATTTAGGAGGTAGAAGAGGTTATTTTGTAGAGAACACTAAGATGTTTTTTATTAACCTTAAGGTTGAGGATTGTATTGATAATGTTTTGATTAAATTAGGGGGAGGTATTCAGTCGGATGAATTAGATCCAGATGTTGATATTCCTTTGGATATGCAACAAGCTTTAGTTGGTTTTACAGTTGAACTGTATATGCAACAAAGACAAATGCCTAAAGATGATTTAAACGATAATAATAAAAATTAATGGAATTAGAGAAAGTTGTAAGAGAATTACTGATTGAAACAGGTCGAACTGAGCATAGGTTTTTTCAAGCCTTACAGCTTGGTATTTCTTGTTTGAGAGAATTAGAATTTGATGTAACAGGTTCTCCCGTTATAAAGGAATTACCTGTTACAGAATTAGATACGGTTAATCTACCAGATGATTACTTGAACTATATTAGAGTAGGGTTTACTAATAAGCATGGTTATTTTCAGGAATTAGGTAGGAATAAAAATATTTCTTTAAATAGAACTTTAGACGATTGTGGGACAAGAATCAAGAAAAAAATTGATAATTCTGATCCTGATTATGCTTATAACGCTGCTTTTAGCGGGACTGAATACGGTTCAGCACACTACAGGAACAATGAAAATATTGGAAGGTATTACGGTTTAGGAGGTGGTACTAATGCTAATGGATCTTTTAAAATAGATAAGAACTACCAACAAATACAATTAGATTGCTATATTGGAGGTGACACAATTACATTAGAATATCTCGCAGATCCTAACAAGACAAATGGAGAGTTTGACGTTCATCCTTTCGCTGTTGAGACAGTTAAAGCTTGGATAGATTGGAAGTTGAATGAAAATAATCCTAATGTAAGTATAGCAGTTTCTCAGAGTAAGAAAATGTTATATGGTAGTAACAAGAAATTATTAAGGTCTAGAATGGCTTCTATGAGTGTACAAGATATGCTTCAAGCTTTTAGAAAAGGAAATAAGGCATCACCTAAATTTTAAGAATGGGATACGAGAAGAGACAATTTTTATACGGTATGGATTTCGATACCGAAGAGAGATTGGTAGAACCAGGTTTCTCTAGAAAGAATGTTAACGTGAGAATAGGAGCGTCTACAGATGCTGGTGTGCTTTCTGCTGAAAATGTTCAGGGTAACACATTTATTCCAAATGTAGATCTTCCATCAGGAGATAATAAAGTGATAGGCTCTTACTGGGATAAGCTAAGAGATTTAAGCTACTACTTCGTTTATAATGATGAGGGTAATCATGGTGTGTTTGAGTATAACCATGTAGAGGGGAAGATAAAGACTGTTATGATAGCTGAAGTTTTAAATCTTCAAGCTGATCAATTAATAATACAAAAAGCAAAAAGTGGCATAGCTTATTCTTCTCCAATTCAGGAGGAGATTATAGATGCTATTAAATACCCACCATTATGCGCTCCTACAGCTTCGTATGAGACAGTAGGTTCAGGTGTTAACTATTTGAATGATGTCATCTGGCAGTTTAAGGCTGCTTATGTATATGATGATAAAGAGGTGAGTGCTTTCTCTCCGATTTCAATTCAGGTATTACCAAGTTCTAATTGTTTAGATAATGATACTCAAGGTGACACAATTCGTATAGTAATCCCTAAAGGAGGAGAGCTAGTAGAAAGAGTTATAATAGCAGGAAGAGAAGGTAACTTAAGTGACTTCTTAGAAATAATAGATCAAGATGTATCAGATTACACTGTAGACTCTAATGGAGATTACGTGTATGACTTTAAGAATGATGGAATATACAATGCGGTATCTCTTCCTCAGTCTAATAAATTATTTGATAATGTCCCTCAAACAGCTAAAGCTCAGGAGTACATAGAGAGCAATAGAATAGCTTACGGTAATATCACAGAGGGATATGATAATGTAGATGTAGATTTTGATTTAGATGTAACTTATGAGGATGAGGTAGAAACTACTACAAACACTATTAAGGGTCGTTTAAGGATATCTCAAACAGGAGCAGATTCAGATTTTGCTTTATTTCAGCCTATTCATAGTTATAACGGTGAGTATGTTTATGGTGGCTTCAATAGGGATAGAGGTTCATTTGGAGATCCAGATGCTTTTGAAGAGGATTTAGCTTCTGATTTTAGGCAAGACATACCATTAGGAGGGTTTGTATTATACCTAGCTGGTACAGACTATTACACTGTATCTAAACAGCTAAGAGGTAATCCTGATGGTTCAGCTATTCAGGATTCTAATAATGTTTATAGTTCAGGCTCTAAGAGTAATAGAAATATAATAAGGGATGAGTTACAAGGTTCTTCATCAGCTCCTGCTCCTTATAACCAATCAAGGGTTTGGTCAACATGGCAATTTGATAACGTACCTGATGGTACTTATATACTTAGAGTAGCTTCTAATATGACTACTTCTCAGGATTTACTAGATCCAGATAGGGGTTATCAAAAGACTTCTCCTTTATTAAACAGGGTAGGGTTTAATATGACTAGTAGTTCTTCTCAAACAATAGAGAAGGAGTTAGTGGTTACTGTTCAGAATAATCAGATATTAGAAAATATAGAGGTTGTTATAGCTGATTTATCAAGTCCAGGGGTGTTTAGTAATGCTTTTGGAATGGCTGGGTATTTAATAGATGCGGGTGATAATTATGAGCCAGATAGTGTTTCTGACGCTTTAGGCGAGCAGAGGGTTGAATTATCTGCTGTTAATGTAGGCTTAGGCACAGGATCGGATTACGTTGTAACAGATCATAACGGTTTCTTTTTCCAAAGAAAGAAAAGTGCTATATCTTTGTACGATATAGTAACTGGTGATTACAATACAACTACCTCTCAAAGAAAAGGTTATAACTTGTTTGATACATCAACCAATCCTAGTTTTGCTTCGTTAGTCAGTCAAAGTGCAGATGCAACTAAATACTTTGTTGTGTCATTGAATAATGATGATGTTAGTAATTATGCTAGGACTGTTGTTTTAGCAAGTGTTAGGGATACTTTAGGAAGCCCAGCTTCAGGTGTTTCTATAGTTCCTACTAATAGTGGTGGTTTATCTACGGATAGTTTAGGTCAAAGAAATTTTATAATATACGCTCCTGCTAATTTCGGTTCAGGCACATCTAGAAGAGAGGCTGATTTTTATGCTTATGGTTCTGCTAGTTGTAATGCTTCATTTAACTTTGACTCTTTATCATTTGCGGATTATATAGGTGTTAATAATCAGAATATAAACACATTAACATCGCTTCCTATATGGATTATAACTGTAAGTGATATATCTTCCACACCAAGATTAAAGAATGGTGGTAAGTATAGCTTCGGTTTAGTTTATTACGATAGAGCTAATAGAAGTGGAGCTACTAATGTTGGTGATAATTCAGAATTATCATTACCTTTTTATACAGAGGTTAACCCTTCTATAACTACAGCTCCTATTGTTGGTTGGCAGATTAATAGTTTAGCTCCTAATTGGGCTACTCATTACCAATGGGTTAGAACTCCTAATACAGCAATCAATAACTATCTTCAGTGGTATACTGATGAGGTTGGATACATTGATTCTTCTGGGGGTAATTCAAACTTTAATGACGGAACTATAATAGAGTTAGATATAACTAATTTAACAGAGGAATATAAAACTGCTAATCCAGATTCAGTGTTGGTTTATGACTTTACTGAAGGAGATAGGGTAAGATTAATAAAAGATAGTAATGGTGCTTATTTAAGTACTTATATAGATTTAAAAGTCCTTTCTTTTGAGACGGGGATATTGCAAGTAGAGAATAGGTCTGATGTTCCAGATTTAGAGGATGGTGTATTTTTTGAGATATACACTCCTAAGTTGGATGTTGAAGCAGATATATACTATGAGATAGGGGAATGTTTGGAGGTGTTGAAAGATGTAGATGCTCAGGGTAACACAATTAGCTACCATCAAGGTCGTACACAAGACCAAGATCCATTTAATCCATCAGGAACTCCTGCTGTAGGTATTTTCATTGGAGGGGATACTTACTACAGAACAAGAGGTGCGATAGCTACAGGAGGTGTGTTTAACACTTCTATAGATAGTCAGTTGTTCTCAGACTTCTGGCAATCAAGAGTTTCAGACATAGGAAGACCAAATATTATAGACAATGATGCGAAGACTGTTAATAGAATTTCTACTATTTATTATTCTGATCGCTTTATACCAGAAACTAATATTAATGGGTTGAACAGTTACTTTGATACTTCTTTCGAGACGTATGACAGAAAGTACGGTTCTATTCAGAAATTATATTCTCAGGATAAGCGTTTAGATTGTTACCAAGAGACAAAGGTTGGTAAAATTTTAGTAGAAGAGAATGTAATCTTTGATCAATTCGATCAGGGAACTATTGCATCCTCAGAAAAGGTATTATCGAAGATTATCTACTACAAAGGAGAGTATGGGACTTTGAACCCAGAAAGCTTTACAGAAAACGAAGGTAGAAGATATTTCTTTGATATTAGAAATGGAAAGGTTTTAAGATTATCTAATGATGGTTTGACTCCTATTTCAGATAAAAAGATGCACTCTTATTTCGAGAGTAAAAGTAATTTCTATTCATCTTTTGGGTTGATTCCTGAAGTGTGGGGATGTTATGATGAGAACTTTGATGAATACATCATAGCTTTTGGCTCTTTAAGCCGTCCTGAAGGGTTTACTCCTGATGACTTAGCTTTGGTATCATCTCAAGCTCAAACTATCACAGAAGAGAGGAATGGGCTTACTTACACATTTGATATAATATATGATGGTAATGACCAAGGAGTGCCAACAGAGTTTGATGTAGTTCTAGATAGAGCTAACGGTACATATGTTATCAATAGTTCAGCAGGTGATATTACTTTAGATAGACAAAAGATTCTAGCTATTCCACCTGAGACTTTAGCTTATTCAGAGAGAACAGGTTTCTGGACTTCGTTCTACACTTATTCTCCTGAGTGCATGGTGAGAGTAGGTATTGATTTCTTAAGCTTTAGAAATGGTCAGGCTTACTTGCATAATACAAGTAACGCTAAGAGAAATAGTTTCTATGGAGAGGATAATTCTAGTGAGGTTTGGGTTATATTCAACCAAGCTCCAAGTAATGTAAAAGTATACCAAGCTTTAAGTGAGGAATCGGATACAGTGTGGGAGGCTTATGAGATTTTAACTCAGAACGGTCAGGAGAGTAGTTTGATATTGGATGATTTCTCAGTGTCTTATGGTCAAGGTCACACACTTTATAGTAAGGAAAACATCCATTACGCAGCATTATGGAAAGACATAAACACTCCTAATGTGGCTATACCATTATTAGAGGGAGATTCTATGAGAGATGTGAGTGTATTAGTCAAGTTGATTAATGGTTCAACAGATGAAGAAAGGTTATTTGCAACAAGCATGAACTATTCTTTATCGGAAAGAAGCAATAGATAAGATAAATTTATTAAATTAGTAAAAAAGACGATTATGGAATTAGGAGTATTAGCAGCTATACCAGCAGTGGCTCAAGCAGGTACAGGAATCTACCAAGCTGTAAAAGGGAATAGATTAGCAAACTCTATGGAGAGACCTAATTTTGAAATCCCTCAAGAGATATTAGATAATCTTACAGATTCTCAAATGCAAGCATTAAGAGGTATGCCTGCTGAACAGAAGCAACAATATATAGATAATGTAATGCGTTCACAACAGGCTGCGTTAGGAGCTATGGGTGATAGAAAAGCAGGTCTAGCAGGTTTAGGTGGTGTTCAGCAGAATGCTATTGATGCTTATAGGAATATGTTATCAATGGATGCTCAACAGCGTCAAGTTAATGAACAAGCACTTCAAGGTGTTCGTTCTAATGTAGCTGACTATAAGGATAAGCAATTTCAAGTGAATCAGTTAGATCCTTATAATCAGACTATGCAAGCAGCGGAAGCTATGAAAGGAGCTGGTATTCAGAATATGATGGGTGGAGTTACTTCAGGTGCTCAGATGGGCTTGGATTATGGAATGTTCCAGCAGTATATGAATATGCTAAAAGGAAGTCCAGCTAGTGATCCTGCTAAACCAGTTGATATAACAGCGGAAACTACAACAGTATTAGATAGTCAGCCCGCTTACTCAACACCTACTGAGGGATTGACAAGATCTGTAGAGCCGAATGTTTATTTAAATCAAGGAATATCTCCTAATACAAGTGCTCAAATGATTAATGAGTTACAGCAAGGGCAATATCCTTTTGCTAATAGAGGTGTTTACGGTGCTATGAGACCTATTAATCGTTTTTCTAACACAGGACAATAAGATATGACTTCAGGAAATTTAGGAATATACAACTCTTATAAAAGAGAAGAAGCAATGGAGGAAGTTAGATCTACTCCATTTTCTGTTAATCAAGAGCCGATGGTAGAGCAGCCTCAAGGTCGCACATTTACCCCAGAGGATCATCAAAGATACGCAGAGTTAAGAAGGTTAATCGCAGAGAATAAACAAAAAACAAAAGAGAATGGCAACACCAAGTAATCCAACTGGTATATCTACAGGACAAGGGAGAGGAGAGGCACAAGTATTTGGTAGTACTTATAATCCTTTTTTTAAGGATAAGTTAACGGATGCAAAAGCAAAGAACAAAGAAGTAACTGACGCTATGGCTAAGTTGTCAGACCCTGGTAGTTTATGGTCTAGAGATGTTCAGGCTTTCAAGCCTAAGTTAGACGGTCTTAGACAGTTCTATATAGATAATGCTCAGAAGATTATTAAAGGTGATTTTGATACTACTTTAAAATTAAAGGAATTGCAAAATGACGCTTCTCAATATATAGCTTCATCGAAGTCTACTGAGAAGAAGCTTTAAAGGCTGTAAGGAATAATCCAGATAAATTCTACAAGAAAGATGTAGATAGAATAATGTCTTTTGGTTCTCAGGGTAATGCTGGGAATTTTGATTTTTCAGACTCTTCTTTAAGACCTTTGTATGATTCAAAGAATGTTGTTCCTGATTTACAAAAGCAAATAAAAGACTTAGGTTATGATCTTGACCAATTAGAGGTTAAGACAATACCAGGTACAGATGTTGAAGTTCTAGTTGATTCAGAAGGTCAGAAAGTGGATATAGAAGCTTTGATGTCTGCTAGAAAAGCTTCAGATAGTGCTTTCTATTCTGAAGAGCAGGTAAATGAGATATGGACTCCTGAGTTCTCTAATAACGTTGAAAGTGTTTTAAAGGATACTATTAATAAGAATAGAAAGTCAAGTCAGGTGATGGATTGGAAGGCTAAAGCGGATTATAGATCTAATATTAATAAAACTAAAAATCCATTAAATATTTCAGATGATTTAACTGTAAAAGAGAATATACCTACAGCTTGGCAAAAGGGAGGTGTTGGAGTTACTTCAGGAGCTGTAACTAAAAAATATCCTCTTAATTTTGAGCCTGGAAAGGTTAAGATATCATTTAGTGGAAGTCCAGATGCTGTATATACTTCAGGAGAGTACAACTTTAAGTATGCTCCTAAGT